TCACAAGAGATCCAGCGAACTTTTAAACCCTGGGAAAATCCTCCCAGTAACACTTAGATGTGTATTATATCCTTTTAATATCATGTAAGTGGGTCCAACAGGAAGTTCCTGTTTAGATCCCGATGCACCCTTGAGTGTTCGCGGCTTATCATAGGGCCGTCTACACGGTTGGGCTAGCACCCTTGCCGGTGAAGGCAGAATGCTAAGGGTGAGTAGGTTCTTCTACTCAGCGACGCACAATATGTAGCTAGAGTAATCTAGTTGACATATTGAACGTCATGGTTTTATCAACCAGTTTGAACAGACTGCCTGCGGCCAACGAAAGTTGAAACCGAAGAAGAAAACGATAATTATTTAAAATTATATACCGCTACTAACAAATTAATGCAAAATCTATGATCGTGCATCAAAATGTTGAGAGGTACGTTTTCTTGGCAAAAGGGTGTAAAATCCCTTTTATCACTGACTTGACCCATTATTAATGTGGTTAGGTTAGTGACAGGTCATTTAAACCCTGATCTGATCAAGGCGATAATGGTCCTTATGAGAAGGTTAAACGATATGAGACAGAAATCATCTATGAAACATGTGGCGCTTTATTTGAAAGCTTGCCATATTTACACAATGCAATTCGTTGCAAAAGGTAAAGATGGTAGTCCGAACAGACTGATTAATTCAGTTTGTTACGGGCCTCATGTCTCTCTGACAGCTTCTGGTCTTCCTAGAATTTTACCTTCTTATTTAAGATCCCTGCTAAGGGATCAGGACCCTAAATATATCAAACTAGTTTTATCGATCTTTAACTTGTATAGGGTTCTTCCCTTCCAAGGTAAAGTAAAACTTAGTACCATTACTTCTCCGTGAGAGGGCTCCCTTCCTAATGGAATGGTGTCCTTCATCGGAGTATTTTGGTCTATCATAAATCCTAAGCCTTTTTCCTTCAAGTGATCTCCATTCGCTATTCATGCGAGTGGATCTGTCGTTGGAGGAAAAGGGATGAGTTCAATGTCTGGTTTCTTTAAAGCTTTGGCCGTCTTGAAGGGAAAGGATTCCTTGTGAGGATCAGTCAAATGATTTATGACTAAGTCTCCACTTCAGAGGGGGTGAGCAGGTAGAACCCTGCAAGCCTTCTCTTCGTTGGATCAACTTGGATCATTATTGATTTTAGCTGGTAAACACTTTGAATCTCTTCCCTTGGGAAGACTAGCTTTCAAAGAAGAACCGGGAAAAGTTAGGGTGTTTGCTATGGTCGATTGTATAACTCAGTGAGTTTTACATCCTTTACATATGTGAATCTTCTCTATTCTTAGAGGACTTTCACATGTGGACGCTACTTTCGATCAGGACGCAGGAGTCAAACTCCTGATGTCGAAAATCCAAAGTGGTAAAAGGGTTGTATTCTCGTTTGATTTATCAGCGGCTACAGATAGACTTCCTATACTTTTACAACAAAAGCTCTTAAATTATCACTTCCAAGGGTTGGGTGATCACTGGGCTAATCTTCTAATAAATAGAGATTACCTAGTCCCTAGTCATCCTACTTTACTGGTAAATCCCGGTAAAGTTAGATATGGCGCGGGCCAACCAATGGGAGCGTATAGTTCTTGAGCTATGTTGGCCCTTACACATCACTTTATTGTACAATTTTGTGCTTTCCAGGTCTATAAGAAAAGGTTCTTCTTCCAAGATTATTTAGTCTTAGGAGATGATCTTCTTTTATTAGATCCAAAGGTTGCAAAAATGTATCTGTCTGTAATGAAACAACTTGGTGTTGGAGTTAATTTATCAAAGTCCTTAATATCCACTTGTGGAATTGGGGAATTTGCTAAACAGCTCATTTCACCTGTTGGTACACTTCAGGGGTTAAGTCTTAAAGAGTTCTCCAAACTTGGAGACTCATTATCTAATGTTGTGGCATTAGGCCACAAATTAGATCTAAAACTTAGCCTAATAATGAGATTGTTTGGGTACGGTTCCAAATCTGTAGGACATCTTCCTAAGCCGTTTTATACTCTATCTCTTAGAGCTATGCTAGACCACCTTTTCCTGTCTCCTTTGGCTAAGCCAGGAGCAGATTGGGTGAACTGATTTAGCTTTATTAGTCCTTCTCTCCAGTTAACTGGATTGAAAGCTTATGTTTACTATTTCCTCTGATCAGAGGAGTATATTAAATATAAGTGAGTATCTAAGCTAATGGAAGATTTCCATACAGATCAATTGCAACAAGGAACTCATGCCTCCCATTTAAATAGCATGAAAGCACTTCTTCATTATTGGGCCCCATTCAGACCTCACGCTAAGGCATTGCCTTGGCCTGATGGTTCTGGACCGAAGTCAATAAGGAATCAGTTCTTTCTTCCGAATAATCAGTTAGCTTTAATCACTATGACTCAAGACGAATTCCTTCAATGATTATTAAATCATATGGTAATTTGTCTTGGTACAGGATCTCTGCTAACTGAAGTTTTAAATGGAGGGTCTCCGGATTTAGTCCCTAAATCTTTGACATTTACTTTAAGCTTCGAGGATGATGAGGCTTATAGTAGATATGAAAGTATTACCAATGATTACTTGTGATCAGTGGTAAGTAGGGATCCTAAAAGTTGGGTAAAACCAAACAACCTTTTAGGAGATAAGTTTGATGTAATGGATTTTATGAAGAAAGAGGCCAGTCTCGATTTTATGAAACCCTCAACTCTCAAG